TTGCAATTAAAGCCATATAATTATATATAAAAATAAAAAGATTTAAATACCAAAACGACCCCTATCAGCATTAAAATTTTGAGTTATTTCAGCTTGATTAAGAGCCCTATTATAAACACAAAGTTTATTAATCATACCACTAGTAACTAAATTCGGTCCCCTGTAAAAACCCATACTACTTTTTATTTTTATATATAAAAATAAAAAGTTTCTAATTTTTTTTCATCTTTCTTTTGGATATCTCATATACTTATTGCCAAATTTCTTTCTCAGTAATTTAGTTTCCCTATTATCCTTACCCAATATATAAGCATATTTATGTTTATTTTTAGGTTTTCTAACATAACAATTATTTAAACAATCTATTGAATATTTTTTCATTTTTTCAACTATATCTGTAGGTATTTTATTCCATAAAATTTTAGTTTTTAAATTCCATTCATTACTCCAAACAATTCCATTTTTCTTTAAATATGATTTATAAAAATTTAATTTTCTAAATCCTCTATTATTAATCCAACCATTAGGGTTATTTGGATTAAAATATAATTTATCAGACCCAAAATTATTTCCAAGATAATAAAAATTACACGCTTGATAAATAGTACCAAGTTCTTTTGCCTCAGGATCAGCATAAGCCTCAAATAACCTAAATTCCGTATTTTTAACCATCCACTTAATTGACCACATCAATAAAGAACTTGCTAAATTTTTAGGCGTCCATGATGCACATGCACCCCTACTTATAAGTTTTTCAAGTTTATATGTATCATCACCTAGAATTTTTGAAAAAGAATTTGGTGTTGACATAATTATTACACCTGCTAATAATCCATTATAAGTTGCAATAAATCTATGTGTTGGTCTATTTGGCATTTTACCCAACCATTCATATTTTTTAATAAAATTTACTATGTCCTTAGTTCTATAATCATCTTTTGAAACAAATTCAAAATTAAAATCAGATATTTTTAATATAGTATAATCAAAATCAATATTTTTAATGTCATTTTCCAATGTTTTTAATCTCAATTCATATTGCCAAGAATGTTTTTTATTATAAATAATCGGATCTATCATCTTATTAAAAACTTCGTAATTTTTATCTATGATAAACATAAAATTATATCCTTTTTCCTTACATATCTTTTCCTTAGCTAAATTTTTACTATAATGCTTGTTAAACCAATAAGATGATTTTATCTCAATTATTAAATTCAATTTTTTAAAATAAAAATCAGGAAAATAAGTACATTCTCTATCATTAAAAAAATATTTAATAGATTCACCTCTTTCTATTTCAATTTTATCATAATAATTATTCAAAAAATCAAATTCATATTTACCCTGATAATAAAGATTAGAATCTTTATATTTTAAAATATAAAGTCCCTTTGTGATCATTTTTTTATATATTTTTTCGTTTTGTGCCGGATAATTCACACCATATTTTTCAAATATAATATTAGTCAATTTTTGTTTTACTATTTCATTTTGCATTGGATTTTCAAATCCAAATTTTTCTAAACAAGTTTTTTTATATTGCTCCCTATTATTATAGAATTCATCATCATATCTCTTTCTTTTTGTGTTTGTTATTTTTTCCTTAATAAAGTTAGAACCTAATGGAGATTTAGATGAATATCTTTCCAAACATGTATTTTCAACTTTTAATTTAATTTCTTCATTTTGTAAAGGATAATCTACACCATAATTATTATTTAATGTTATTTTTGATTTTTCTCTAAAATCTTCCGTTGACATATACTCGTCAGAACCATACTTTTCTTTTATAGTCTTTCTTGCCTTATCCTTAATTTTTTCATTTAAAATAGAATATTCTACCCCATACCTCTCCAAATTTGTTCTTTTTGATTTTTCTTTGAACTCTTCTAATTTTAACGGATGATCAACACCATATCTCTCTAAAAAAGTTTCTTTGGATCTTACACCAGAACAATGCTTACAATGATAAATATCATTTTTAATATTTCTTAAATAAGAAAAATAAGAAATTTGATATTCTTGCTTACAATTATCACAAGATACATCTATCTTGTGTTTAGATGTTCTTGGTAAATCATTTACATTTATACTCACAATATCACCAGAATTTATATTATATCCCAGGTCAATATAATATCCAACGTTTTTATTCGTCACTTTTATTTCTATTTTATCTATCAAAATCATATATATTATATATATCAATAGCACAAAAGTTTATATTATTATCATTTTAATAGCACAATACATATTATTGATATGTGAGTAAATAAAAAAGCCAAACAAAAGTTTGGCTTTTTTATTAAGAATCCTGTAAAGGTTAGATTAAAACCACACATTGAATCAGTTACTTTATTAAATAGGAATAAAATTTGTTGATTCCTTAATGTGTAAGAACTCCATTAATTTAATTTTAATTGTATCATTATCATAATCTTTATAAGTCAACCGAAACAAAGGTATATTGTTATTTATACAATATCCAGTCTTTAATTTGTCTCGCAATTGTAAAATTTTAAAACCTTCTTCACCACCCCAACACATCACAGGACGAAAATGTTGTTCACCATCAAATTCAATACAAATATTCAACTCCGTTAAATAAAAATCAAAATATAATAGTGATTTATGTCTAAGATCACTAAAAGATTTCTGAGGTTTATATTTAATGTCATATTGCTCTAAAAAACTTGTAACAATTAACTCACCTTTGGATTCTTTACAAACTGGACAACCAGCTTTAGCATGAATGTGATCACCAGGTTTTTGAAAAAATGAACCGTGCTTAGGACAAATTATTTCTACCTTAGTATATGAGTTTATATATGTAACTTTACTATAATCATATTTATTATTATGAACTTTATTTGCCTTTTCAATAAATTTATCTAATCCTATTACTGTGAATTTTTTAGTTTTTTCTATTCCACATTTTTTACAACCAGACTTCTTAAAAAGATGTTCCATTGGCAACTCTTCAAATATACCATGAATTGGACAAATTATCTTAACCTTATTTAAATAATTTTTATAATCAGTTAGAGAATAATCATAAAAATTATTATGAACAATATTAGCTTGTTTAACGAATTTATCAGTTGTTTTAGATTTTTTTCTTTTAGAACATTCAAAACAATCATTTCCTTTCAAATGATTTCTTGGTGTTTGTTTAAATTCTTTATGTATAGGACAAATTATGTTAACTTTTGTATCTAAATTAATATAATTAACCAAAGAATAATCAAATTTATTATTATGGACTTTATTTGCTCTAATTACAAATTCATTTTTTGATAATTTTTTCATATTATATATATTAAATAAAAAAAAGCCAAACAAAAGTTTGGCTTTTTTATTAAGAATCCTGTAAAGGTTAAATTAAAACACCCATTGAATCAGTTACTTTGATAGTCATGAATTGCTTCCATGGAAAGAAACCAATATCAGCAACTGCATATCTTGAACGAATTAACATTCTTGGTGCCCATGTTGCTTCGGAAATTAATTGAATAGATTGTGCCATAAGGTAAGGTACGAATACTAAACCTGGTTGTTCAACGCTATTTTTTCTTCCTAAGAAAATTCTATTGTCATCCCATCTTTGATAAGGGTCAACATAGATACTAATTTGACCAACATTACCCATTGGAAATAATTGACCATTTGAGTTTAAGTTAGCTTTAACTGGGTTAAGTGTATAACCAGCAACATCTTGAATAACAGATGCTAAGTTACCGTTTGTAACAAGGTATTGAGCTGGGCCAACACGACCTTCAGTTGCAATAAAGTTAGAAGCGTTATTGATCTTAGCAATAAGTTTTCTTTGCATTGAGTGGGTTGTTTCACCACCTGGGGTTGCAGCACCTGCTACTAAATAAGCATCAACATTATAGTCAAACTTAGATACGCCAGCGGTTTGTGGAGTTGTCCAAGCGATTCTATTTTTGTCAGCAAGTGCAGTAATTGCTGCGATAATTTGTTTAGAAATGGTTTGGGTAAGTTCATTAACCAAAACTGATTCTAATTTTTGAATAATATCCATTCCGGTTGCGGCTTTGATATCTTCAATTTGAGTTCTCTTCAATGATGAACTAATTTCAACATCACCTACTTGAATTGTCTTTGTGAAGATGTCTGGTCCAATAACGTTTGGATACATTCTTTCGTCTTCGTCACGGGTCATTGGCTTGTTAAGATACCAACCTGCTGAGAAGCCAGGGATATGATCTTCTAACAAAGAAACTAAATTAATAGTTACCCCTGCTAAAGTAATATAAGTTGGAGCACCAGCACCTGCTGCATTTGCAATCTGCATGATAACACCACTATTTAACATATCTACGATTGAGGATGATGCTGTTGGGAAAGTATTTCTATCATCAATAAAATTCCAACCACCATTGTTAGCACCAGTGTTAAATTGACGGAAAATTCTAAACATTGGATAACCATTGATACGGCTCCAACCTAAGAATTCCATCCAACCTTCTTTAGCAACAACTGTTGAAGAAACACCTGCTAATGCTGGGTTAAAAGCCAAAATCAAAGTTGAGGAAGCTGCAGAACTACCTTTAACAAAATAATCTGATAAAGTTAAAACTGAAGTTTGACTTTGTAATGGTTGTGAGTTATTTACAAGTGTTGTACCACCTGATAAATGAACATACATTTGTTGAGTTAAACCTCCAATTTTTTCATATGTAGGAGTACCATTAGCATCAACTGTGTTTGCCATAGCAACCTTTAATGCTGCATTTAAAGCAGTGAGACTTGTCATGTTCAATGAGAACATAATAGGTCTTTCATCTTTCAATGTTGAATCAGCTACGTTATCATATTTGAAATCTACAAATAACAAATCAACTTTTGGTGAAGAAGCAGGCTTTACAGCTACTAAATCAAGACCAATAGTTTGTGCAGCGATCTTCATTGAAACTGGAAGTAAATTCTGACCAATGTCACCTGAACCGATGCCACCAGCTGTACCCATTCCATAATCACCCCATACTAAACCAGGAGTAGTTGAAGGCAATGCAGGTTGTACTGCACCCATACCGTTCATTGTGCCCATTGTTGAATAAGCAACATTTTCATTCAAAGAATGCATTTCTGCATACTCAGCCATCCATTTCTGTCTGTAAGGATCGGTAACACCTAAATTCTCCAAAACAGGTTTCCATTTGTTGATGGATTTTTGTTCGTTTACTAATAAATTCATTTTATTTTTTTATTTTTTTAGACAAAAGTCTTAATTTTTAGTATTCTTATATATTCATTAAAAAAAGTCATTTTTTTCTATTTTTGCGACCCCTTATGAATTTAATTTTGCAAATACTGATAAGAATGTATCTAATTGATTTTCAGTTAATTTACTGTCATCTACGATACGATTCTCTGTAATCAAAGTTTTTGAAGGTTTCTCGTTTGTAAACCTTGCTAAATCTCTAGTTTGCCAGAAACTCTCAAATTTTTGTACTGTATCAAGAGTTGGAAATAATCTTGCTGATGTAACAATTTCTTTTTGAATATTGTTATCAATTTTTTCCCAAATTGGTTTTAATTCTGATGGCATAGCATCTAATAATAAGTCATTAAATGATTTTCTTTTTGGTGAGAGAGCTTCATTCATTATTGCAATGACTTGAGCTTCGCTTGTATATTTCCCTTCGCTTTCTTTTAACGCGATTTTTACCTTTGTTTTATCTTCATTAGGTAACGCATAATATGCAGCTTTTCTCTTTTCTGTTAAGAAAAACATGAAATGTGGTTGATCTTCTTCTGAAGCCTTTCTTTTTTTGGTTTCTAGGATCAAAGTATTTAAATTTTCTTTTAATGAGTTTTGAATTGTGTTTAATTTACTAACACCTAATCTAGTAATTTTAGATTCATGTACTTCAACTGGCTCTTCTTGTGTATCTAATTGTACAACAATTAAACCGTTTTGTGGGTTAGTAGCAAGTACTTCACCTGTATTATCACCAACAGCAACAGTTTCACCAGGTGTTGGTAATCCATTACCTACGCCTTCACCTTCTGCAGGTGCAGGTTCTTCGGTTGTTGGTTGTACTGGTTCTTCGGTTGGTAATCCTGGTTGTGGTACTTCTTCACCTTCTGGTGCTTGTTCACCATCAACTGGTTGTGTTTGAACTGGAGCCTGATCAACAGGTTGTTCAACT